GAGGCCCGTAGACAGTACTGTCTCCGCTGGTTTCAGAAGACTCTTCACAGTATCATGAAAGAGTACTGGTGTTTTCAGTTGATGGGATGTGCTCCCACGACTGCGATGCTCAGTGAGACGGCAAAGTATGCCTCCACGGTTGGAACTGGGGAACTTGGACATGAGTCCAGCGACTTCAGTGGCGCTTCAGATGGAACACCTGAGAGGTTAGTACAGGGAGTGCTTGAACCCGTTTTGACGGTTCTACCGATTTGGATGGCGAAAATGGCACGTGTGTCGAATGGTCGGCACATCATTGAGTATCCCGAAAAGTATGAAGGTAAGGTCTTCCGACCTCTACTGGATGATGTCGAGCAAAACCGTGGGACCCTTATGGGGAGGATCACATCCTTCCCGGTCCTTTGTCTCATGGTACTCGCAGCTCACGTATGGAATTTGAGGGAGTGCGGTGACAACCGCCCCTTTTGGGACCTCGTTCATGGGGTTCTCATCAACGGCGACGATCGGTATACAGTTAGTCGTCGGAGTACATACGAGAGCTTTTGGAAACATTGTGAGCGATTGCAGTTTTCGGAGAGTGTGGGCAAGTCCTACTTCGATTATGAATACGCAAACATCAACTCGCAGAGCTACATCCTGAAACTTTCATCACCAAGCCTTGAATGCTGGAAGATCCCGGTATTCCCCCTTGGTCTCTTTGCCGGTCGTAAGAAGATCAAAGGCGAGGATTTCAACCCTGAGCAAGTCTTGAACGATGTTCTTGGCGGGTGTTTGGGGCCGAAGATGGAGAGACAGGTATGCTGTGACTTCCTGAGACGCTGGAAGAAGGAGATTGATCGCAATTTGTGCGGTCGGAATCTCTTTCTTCCCTATGCTCTCGGAGGTGCGGGGCAGCGCCCCCCGAGGTTGGGATTTGGGTCGGGTGGAGGACTTTGGAAAGTCCGCCTGACTATGGAACAACAGGTCGTCGCTTCTGCCCTTTTTGAGGAAGGGGCATGCGATGAGTTTCCTCCCAGACGTCCATACGTCGATGATTTGGCTCCCGCCGCCCGTCCTGCCTGGGATGTGGAGGGCAATCTCACATTCTGGGAAATGATCAGGCAGCTCCAGCAAGGGGTTGACTGTGATCCGGAATTTGATTTTTGGGAGTACTATCAAAGGCGAGGCGTACATCTTACGATGCAGAATCTCATCAGTAGGAAGAGGTTGTCACGGATGATCGTGACACGTACGTCTCGGACGCCCACGTTTGGTACATGGATCTGCCC